AATGATGTAGCGAGGGGACCTCCTCCACCCACTCTTCCGCCCTCGACCGCTGATGACCCTCAAAATAAAGATGCAATATCTATAAATGTAGAATATGCAAATATGCTTCGAGCGGCCGGCTTATAAATAAGTATTATGATTCAACCTAAAAAATAGTGACAAGTTTCGCTACAATACATATAAATCGCGGGGGTGCGATTATGAACCTTAAAAGAATACATTATTTTGATATCGTTCGGATGACGAAACGGTTTCAAACAACACTTGCATTCGTCTCCCATGAATGTGTAAATGTATTCAATGAGTTCGGGAGGCATGGTTTGATTGCTACTCTACCTCTGTTCGCTTCTTTAAATTCTTTTGTTAAAATCAATTGTTGAAAGAATTTAAAGCCAATCATTACAATTATATAGACATGGATCAATCCAAGGCGTATGTTCTTCGAAGTGCCAAAGCCATCGAATATTATAATAAAAATCCTTCGTTGGATTTTGACAATGTAAACGAATTATTTGTCGACCTCATTCAAAACATTACTAACTCTATACAGGATAGTATTAGCGTAAATGAGGTCAAACTCCTTTTAAATCAAATTCATAAATCCGTCAAAAGTACCGAGACCACATTGGGGCATAACAACAAGATGATACAAATGACTTACGATCACATTGGGGAACAAAAGACATATTATGTACAGCAAATGAAAGATATTATTCAAAGTCGAAAAAATGAATCCGAAATATTGACCTTGATTCGCGAAACCAATAGCGCTTTCCTCGACAAGGCCACATATTCCATCTTACAGCAATTTCCCAAATTGGCGAATGAAATCAAACAAATACAAAAAGATCTTCTTCAAGATTCACAATCGATGCTACAGCGAATCTGTAGCCATCAAGAAAATCAAGGGAAGGGACCCGTCGTCTCTCATATTGAACCCATTCTTCAGAGTCAGTATCAAACCATGACCGATAAAATGATGACCATGTTACAAAACGCTTTCAGTCAGGAATCTATGTTTTATCAAACCAATATGGAACTCAAAGGTTTTTTGGAGAAACAAAAAAATTCTACACGAAAAGGGAAGGAAAGTGAAGAAAAACTTGAATCTTGTCTTACCATGGCATTCCCACACGGCATTATTGTCAATAAAAGTGGAGAACAAAAAGCATGCGACTATTTATTAGAAAGACCCGACAAATGTGCTATTTTATTTGAGAATAAAGATTATCAAACCAATGTTCCCAACGAGGAAATCAAAAAATTCATTCGAGATATTGAATATCAAGGCAAACATGGCATTATGATTTCTCAGCATAGTGGAATACAAAACAAACATGACTTTCAAATTGATATTCATATGGATCATATTATGGTATTTGTTCATTTCGGTCATTACGACGAAAGTAAACTTAAGATGGCCGTCTCATTGATCGACCATCTTGACCAAGCCCTTCAAAAATATAAAAGTCAAAATCAACAATCCAATAAAAATATTTCGATTGAACAGCTAACGACGATCAATAAAGAGTATTTACACTTTATTGGTCAGAAAAAACAACTCATTGAAACATACAAAAAACAATACAAAGAACATTTGAAGCACTTGGAAGATTTTGAAATGCCGCAACTCACCTTGTTGTTGGATGGATTATTTACGAATGTAGAACAACTTTCCTATACTTGTACAATTTGTAATAAATTTACAGCCAAAAATAAGCGCGCTCTCACTACGCACCAAAACAAATGCAAAAAAAACATCATTTTAGACGCCGATGAAGAAACTACATCGACACCACCTCAACCTCAACCTCAACCTGTAGAGAGTTAGATAGAATTCTCACATTCTTCAAGCGTACTATATGCCATTGATAATTCTGGGCAACCGTCATTTGCGCTTTCTATTCTTACCTCGTCGCATGTTTCTTTTTCTTCATCCAAACAATATACCTTATCCATTTGGTCCTTCCAATTTTTTAGAGCACGGTTACAATCTCCTTCACTCAGGTAAGAACCCTTGTGGTTTTCTTCACAGTCCTCCATGCTTGACTTTTCACATGTCTTTTTTCCTTCACTGTCTTTCTTCAAACAATTAATCATTACTTCATTCGTTTCCTTGGGAAATGGAACACTTTCATTGGAGTCGGTGGGTTCGCTTTCGGATGACGCCGTAGGATCCTGCGTTGGACGGCTTACCACATACAATATTAAACTAAAGAAGATCACTATCACCAACAAAACAGATAATAGCAATTTTAAAAAGGATTCCATCTTATATTATATAGAATAAAGATAATTCATTCCTAGACTCTCTTTATTCATAATTCACTCTCATTTATTGATTCGTGATCTGCATTTGTTATATAGATATTTTTGGGATTGTATTTTAATTCATTTATCAAAAAATTACGCACCATTGATGCTCTTCTTCCAGTTTTACAGTATATTAACAGCGTATCCGTTTTCATTATATTGGCTTTTTTCCATTGCTCGCGCTCATCCGAATGAATGATATCTTTGTACTCCACATGAATACTATTCTTTACATGCCCTTTTTTATACTCTTCGATGGAACGCACATCCAGCACTTTATCAAAGATATCCATTCGCTCCATCACTTCAGACGCGTTCAATAACTTATCATCATGATTCTTTTTTTGCTCTAAATGAGCACGCAAATCATGTATTTCAGGTACTTTTGCATAGGCGAATACCGTTAATACCGTAAAGAGAATCACTTTTATCTTATGGTTCCATAGAGTTGAAATTAAGGTTTCATTGTATGCATTCATTTTTTGTTGTATGTCCATATTATATATTGACACACATTTTATGGATCCTTATCAAACCCATGATGTATTTTTTGATTTTAAAAAATCGCAATTCTTAAAGTCTCTTATCATGAAACATCAAAACATAAAAGACAAACGAATCATATTATTCATGAAGCATGTATATTTAAAACAAATTGTGAATATATTTCAAGTTTCAATCATTATTGCATCCACTATTATTACTTTTTTTGAATCGATGAAACCACATGTGTTCTCACGCACACCCCATAAAAAAACTCAAATCATTTCTATTTGTCTTTCCACTTACATTGCCATCATCACGGCCATTTTTAAATTTTTGAAAATCGATGACCGGAAAGAAGAAATTTACAAAATGTTACAAATTTTCAATGAAGTTGAAACCATGTTAAACGAAAAAATTAAAAAAATAGGAATCATTCAAAGCAACTGTGATGATGAGATGATGTATTTTACCAAAAATCAAATGGTATGTAATGATGTGGAGAATCAAAAAGACAAAAATATTGTCGTCTTTGAAAAGGACGACCCATGTGTCATGAAAAAGGACATTCTGAAAAAATACTATACTTTATTTGAAGGTGTGTATATGGATTACGAACAAGAAGAGCTTGAGAACAAAATTTTAGACGCTAAAAAACAATTCCACACCATGTTTTCCTACAACGAGATTATTTATTACAAAGGCAAAATTGTCGAATCCATGTTGCTGGATAAAGTTCATGTTGGAAATCGAACCATTTTAGAAGCCCCGCTAGATGAATACAAGAGTAATTATCAGCTTATCAAATTATACAACAGTGAAAAAGCGCTGTCGGATTGCTCTAATGATTGTATTGAATTAGAGCAACATATCAATCGATTGAAAAAAACTGCAAAACAAATCTTCAATGAAGATGACTATTTATATGGAACCAGCTGGTGTAACAATATCTGCCTTTATTTCTCAAACATGTGTCACTGTTGTTTGATCATGAACTTATATTTGAGTCTGGCTATCAAACGATCCAAATTCAGAATTCTAAAAAAGAAATATCAACACGAACAATTCCAAAAGGATGATAATTTGAAATTTTTGTGTTGTCGATGTAAGGCATTTGACCAGTTGGTTAAAAGGGGTGGGTGCAATGAATCATGTTGTTGTATCAGCCCGCAAGAAGATTCGTCAAATGTTGTTTATTTCTGTTGCGATTGTTGATAATAATATTTCATATATATATAAGAGTCATGAAACATTCTAGACGGAGTTTTAGAAAGAATAAGCCCTCGAAACATAAAAGAAAGTCGAGACGAGTTTTGTTGGGTGGTATGAAGCCGACGACGACGGCGAATGAAAGGGAAAAGATGGCGAGAGAAATAGTGGAAGGAGTTCATGTTGGGGATCTTCCTTTAAATAGTACACAAATTTTAACACCAAGGAGTCAAACACCAAGCCAAACATCAAGTAGCCAAACATCAAGTAGCCAAACATCAAGTACCGATCCTCCTCCTAATGCTCCTTTCCGTGTGAAAGTAGAAGAAGCGTTTAACAGTAAATTTGGTAAAAATTTTGGTAAAGTAGCGGTAGTCACTCCGCCTCCGCCTCCGCCTCCGCCTCCGCCTCCGCCTCCGCCTCAGACATCTTCGTCTAAGAAATCTTCTGTAAATTTGATGAATAATGAAGGTGTGCAGGAAATATATAATGAATTAGAAGCCAGAGAACAATATCTGACTACCAGAGAACAAGATCTGACTACGCAATTGGCTACCGCTCAATCTCAATTGGTCCGCGCTCTGGAGGAAGCACGTGAGGCGCGGAACGGGAAGATTGATGTAGATCTTGCCCTGAGGAATGCTAAACATAAGCAAAATTACAACGCTGAAGAACAAAAACAGAAGCTGAATCAAGCAGAGACGCGAACACGCGAGGCGGAGAATAATTTAGAAGATGCAAGACGATTTGCAGGAGAACAAGAACAAAAGGCGGATAAGGCACTCGCAGAGCTCCAAGCTGAGCTACAAAAAGTACAAACAGAATCCATTAAAAAAAATACAAACAAAGAATTGGAAATTTCGACATATCAACATCAAATTCAAGAATTGGAAAATCAAATTGATCAGTTAAAACAAATTGAAGAATCTGAATCCGCAACCGAAGAAGATGGAGGTGGTGGAGCTGGAGGTGGAGCTGGAGGTGGAGATGGAGGTGGAGCTGGAGGTGGAGG